CCCTTTGCAGTAGGCTTGACATTCCATCCCATCCTATGGAGTTCCTCAATGCTCTTGGGTTCTGCGCTATCTGCCCATATCTCATCAAAGCGTGTGAGTCCAAGTTCATTAAACTTGTCGCTTATATCTTGGTTGGTGAGATTGGTATGGTAAAGTAGTTCTTGGATGTATAGGTTATCCCCATCCTTGTAGACCTTCACGAGTGAGGTAGGGTCATTGGTGAATCCAAAGTCAAGACCTAATGATATGAGTTGTCCTTTTGGTTCTTCTGCTACTTGGTATTGGAATACGGTTGCTCTACTTGCCCCACGTTCTCCCAATCCATAGATACGCCAATAGTCATCGTCAGTACCTCGTAATCTTTCAATTTCACTTTTAATGGACTTATCTAAAAACGGGTTGTCTTTGTAGGTGGTTTGATGGAACTCGCAATCATCTCTTGTTATTACCTTATCATAAATCCAATGGAATGAATCAGAAGGGTTGTAGTCAAGAATGATTCGCCCATCAGTACGGAAAATTAACTGCTGCCAATCTTCAAAAAATAATTCATTGGCTTCATTGATAAAAAGCAGATTTCTTTTCCTGCCCCGAATCTTTTGTGGTTGGTCAAGGGATATAAACTCCACTAAGTTTCCGTTTAAATAATACTCGTGGTTTGATTTGTTATGGTAGCCCTCCCTATATAATTCGTGCTCTCGCAATATGTCAAAGAAGTCCCTCATCACCGAAGCCCGTAGAGATGGGAAGGACTTACGGCATATGGTAATGGTCTTATCCGTATTCTTATCGGAGTATTGGAAAATTATCCATAGTAAGATGTTATAGGTCTTACCACTACGAGTACCGCCTTGCTCAACGATAATCTTTTTATCCGACCTTAATAGATGACCGAAGACCTTGTTTGTTTCAATCTTCGCCAAGAATCTCTACTTGAAACATCTTACCTATTGTGGCTTCTATTTCTTGGCGTTCTACATACCCACGCTTTTTACCTTTTGTCTTTAGGAAGAAAATAGTTGCAGAAGTATTGCCATCCTTTATCTGCTTATGAAGTTGGCTTTCAGCAAAGTCAATTGCCACATCTCCCAACTCATCAACTGCTGCTTTGTATTCGGGGTCATCCTTCATCCATAAGTAGTGAGTAGTGCGCCCTATGCCTACGGCTTTACAGGCAGAAGTTACAACGCCTAAAGATTTCTCTAAAGAATCAAGCATTGCCTTTTTATGTTGTTCAATTTTGTTCATTTAATCATTGACATAAATTCGTGGCGGGGCATATCGTGCTCCTTAAAAATCCCAACCATCTTGGAGGTGGTGGTATACACATCGTGTTTCTTTACTCCTCTCATAGCCATACACAAATGTTGTGCCTTTAGTACGACTGCCACACCAAGTGGGTTAAGTTCATTCATTAAACGGTCTGCAACTTGTTGCATGATGCGTTCTTGGTTTTGTAGTCTACGGGAATAGGTTTCAAGAGTTCGGGCCAACTTTGATAAGCCTACAATTTTTCCGTTCGGAATGTATGCAATGTGTCCCACTCCAAAGAAGGGAGCGAGGTGGTGTTCGCATAGGGAGTAGAATGGGATGTTGGTTTGGATAATCATTTCGTCCATCCCTTCTGAATCAAAAGCAGTAAAGTTAAAGTCAGGTGGATTTAAAAATTCATCCATAAACTTGAGATATCTTTTGGGGGTTTCCTTTAACCCTTCACGGGTTGGGTCTTCACCGAGATATTGAAAGATGCGGACAAGATTATCCTGTACCTCTCCATCCTCTTCTTTTTCAAAAGGGAACACAAGCCACTCCCCTTGCATTTCAACACGCTTATCAAATAAGCCAATGAAGGGTTTGTTTGGGAATTGCTTTTTGTACTTTTCCATCGTTGCGCCTGAATCCACAAGGTCATCAATAATAACATCCGCTTCTTCAGGTGTCATTACTGCGTTGCCTGTCATTGCAGAAATAACCGAGCCTCCTCTTGGTACACCATAGTACTTGAGGCTTTTATCCAATTTATTGATACGCGCGTAAAGGTGTTCCCAAGTAATATATGTTTTCATACTCCTGTTTTTTTATTCCAAATTTCAATGTGTAATCGGGTGGTAAAGTTTAAGTAGTTGTCTCTCGCTAATTCGGCAACGTATTGTTTTGTTTTTGAAATTAGTTCTTGGTTTTCGCCTGATGGCATAAGCCAAATGTTTTTCTTGTCCACAATGGGATAGTAGAGAGTTCTAACTTCTTTCCAGTCCTCCTCATTAGAGATAACAAATTTAAAGATAGTGTTTGTTTTGTTTAGGGCTGCAATAACTTCGGGCTTAAAGGTCTGCTCTACATCGTTCCCACTATTAGATAGTTTAGGTGAGCAGTTAAACAAATCTATTTGGTAGAATAGGTCTTCGGAGGGCAGGATTGTTCCGTTTGTTTCTATCTCCGCGAAAACATATTCATTAATGTTATCTCTCACATAGCGTATAAACTCCACAACGGCCTTCTGCTGCATTGTTGGCTCACCTCCTGTAATGATTAAGTGTGCGTTGTTTTTAATGGCTTCTACGCAATCTTTTGGAAGGATATCCTCAAACGCTTTGCTTTGGGCTTTCATCCAAACCTCAATAGTATCGCAACGCCATTGGGCTTGGTTATGTAGTTCTCCATCAAACTGCGTTCCCATCCCACCACACATAAGATTGCATCCTCCCAAGCGTACAAATACGGAGGGGATGCCCATTGTCTTTCCTTCTCCTTGAATAGAGTAAAAGACTTCACTAACGGCAAGTTTACTGCTCATAGATAACATTTGATGATTTAGTTTCTGCCAATTCAATTCGGCAAATGTTTAAACCTGTTTCACGCTTGATTCTATTAAATAACCACATAGCCATATTTTCTGCGGAGGTTTCAAAAGGTAAAGACTTGTAAGGCTCATTAGCCAAATCAAGAACACTACATAAAACATCTTCTTCGTGGAGGATGAAATAGTGGTCATACTCTTTAATGATTGGCTCTACTTTGGCATCTATGTCAGAGAATAAAACAGTTAAAGCACCATTCATTTCAAGGTCAAAGATGCACACCACATTGTAGGTGTGTCCGTGAATGCGTCCGCACTTTTCTCCTGCTCCTTTATTTCGGTGGGCAGCGTAGAAGTGATATCTCTTTTGTATTTTCATTGTTGGTCTCCTGCAAAAATTGTGTATTGTTTAATTAACATCTCCCCTGCTAAAGCATATTTTGAGTAATAGTCAAAACGCTTTGGTGTGGGTTCCATCCATTGTTCAATGATGTTTTCTATTCTTGGCGAATATCGTTCCTTGAGTTTATCAATAGAGATGTCGCTATTAGCGATAGACATTGTTTTAGTGCCGTTATTCATCTTTAGATGACCGAAGCGGTTAACCTGCTGCCACGAAGTGCTATCGCTTGAGGAACAAAAGTATAAGTTGTTTAGCAATTTGTTTTCTGTGCATCCAAGCAGGTGAATATCTATACTTGGTTTCTTGGTTTTAATGTAATTAGCCACCTGTTCGGTGTATTGTTTTTTTCCTATGGCACGAAGTTCGGGAACACTAATGGCTATGTAATCCGAAAATTCAATCATCTCATCCAAGCCCCGTTGTCCGTCCTCTATGTGAAAGACATTGATTTGGTTATTTGGTAAGTCGTGTTTCATCCTGCGCCTAAATTCCCAAGCAGCCTCAACACCGAGTATTTTTTGACAATCTACTTCAACCACCGTTCCTTGATATCCGCTTTGGTGTACAAAGTCAACGATTAAATTGTACCAAGTTTCAATGAAGTTCCTATCTCTTTTCCCTGCGTGTGCGCCAAACATTAGGGTAAATAAGCCCGAATCCATTATTGTATGTCGACTGGCGTTTTGTAAATAGATGGGGGAGTTGTTGGTGCAAGTTTTCATCTTCATTGCCTTAATACCAACGTGATGAGCAATAAGAGGGAACACCGTAAAAAGAGAATAATTGATTCCCGATATTTCGTGGAGAATTTGTGCAAAGTCTTGGTTTTCTAACCCTGCAAAATGAACCTTGAGGTTTGATTGGTTTGGTATTATCATAGTTCTATTCTTGCACCACCCCTATCATCTTCAAATACCTCAATCCAATTAAGGCTAAACTCATTAAGCAAGTCCATTCCTATCATTTCGCAAGACATAGCACCAAATTGACAAGGGCTTCCGTATTTTGTTTGCAAGTAGGATTTCATTAAACCCTCCTGCATAAAGATTTCAATCTCTCTATCCAAGTCAACAACCCTGTATCCTGCGCGAATGCGAAAGATGTGGCGGTGATTATATTTTAAAAACTTAACCTCTTGTGGTGGGGTTGGGTAGTGATGAAAGCCGATTATATCAAAGTCGGTTACTACATAAGTTTTCATTCTTTCAAGCCTAATAAACGCCACACGGCTTGTTCGTGAGTAGATGCGATTCCTAACAAAGCATCTTTAACAATATCGTGTTCCTCTTGTGTATACTTTAATACAATAACATCGGGCTTTTCTTTGTCTTCGGGTGTTTCTTTTGAAAAGAAATCATCCAAGTCAATATCGTTTTCGGGAACCCATACATCCAAGCCCCAATCTAATAAGGCTTCATTATCCCATTGGTTTGCAAGGATATCCCAATCCCATTCACCAAATCCAACGTTATCCTTAATAATGAACTCGGCTTTTTGTTCTTCTGTTAACTTGTCAGCGACCAATACAAACACTTCTGTTAACCCTGCTGCGATACAAGCCTTTAAACGCATATTACCACCAAGTACTACCATATTGCTATCTACTACGATGGGGCGCAACTCAAGCATCTGTGGGAACTCCCGAATAGAATTTACAAGTTTGTTAAACTTCTCATCCTTTATTACTCGTGGATTGTTTTCGTTGGGCTTGATTTTTTTAATATCTACTTTCATCTTTCAAGTAACTTTTTATTATGGATATTACGAAGATAGTCTTTTGGTAGGTTCGTTCCAAAGTCGGCAGCGTAGTGGCAACTCCTACAAAGAGCCATTAGGTTTTCTATTACATCCTTTGTTTTACTGCCTCCCATTCCTCTCGCCTCTATATGGTGGATGTCTACGGCTTTGGTTCCACATACTTCGCAAGGTATCCAATCTGTTTCATCGTACCCCATTTCTTGGAGGTATAGTTTAGTGTGTTTCTTCATAGGTGCATCCCACTCTTGCTAACGAAAGATATCCCCCACCATAGCCATCCTATTGAAGTGCATCCATTACATAGTGCTGAATCGTAGGTGATGGAGATGTGTGGGAGCAAATGTACGCTTCCTATGTATTTGAAGGTTTCTATTGTCATTGCTTTGGGGGTCTTATTTCTTTTA